AAAGGGGCCTATACTTATGGCTATATGTTAAGCATATAGTCACAGGATCTACTTAAGTTACAAATTCAATTTAGAATAACACACAAATTGCGTTACTTCCTTATGGGATTCTACTACTAATTCTGATAAGAAAAGGTTCAATGTCAAGTCCATAGGTTCGTTCCGGTCAATAATTCCTCTCGCCTCAACGGCGGTCAGTCATGCTCCAAACATCTCCTCGTCCAATTCACTGAAACCCAGTTGGACTGGTTCCAATTCAACTCTCTTCAGCTCGCGATTCACTTTATCGCGATAGGCTTCGTATTGCTCTCTGCCATGTCCCCACATGTGTCGTAGGGAGTTTCGGATGTTTTCGCGCAGAGCTTCCTCTACGTCAGGACACATTCGTATCCAGTTGATCTCCTCGATTGCTGTCGGAATATGCAATGGGGCAACGACGATGTTTCTCGTTTCATGCATTTTCCAATGGCGTTTCAGGAAAGTTGTTTCGTTCCAAGGTGAAGTCGGAACTACTTTTCCAGTCTTATCGGCGGGTGTAAACCCGATTCCACGACCAGCGAAGAACTCCGCAAGAGTTATACGGTTGAAAAACTCTTTTGCGGTGTCACTCACGGATGCTAAGAAATCATCGCCGTAGACGAGAAAGCAAACATGCTTATCCATCATCGTCATTGATCGTAGATCTTTGGGGGCTAGTTTTCGCCAGGCACATCTAATGTAAAACATATTGATGAGCGAGTTTACGACCACTGTTAGCGGATGTCCACTAGGGATTCCGCAATGTACATCATAGATGGTGTTTAACACAAGATGTCTAGTTGTGTTTATACACTCAAATAATGACTTTCGGGCAAGGTGTCCGTCAAGGACTCCTTGTGCCCTGTACCAGTGATCGATCACTCGGTAAACTGCATGTTTTACCTGGTTGTTCACTTTGCCATCAAAGTTGGAAAAATCACCATCAATGAAGTGCTTTCCCGTCTGACGAAGCTTCGTCATCAGGGTATGCGCCTCAATTGAATCCATGTTTATTCCGACAGCATGGTCCTGCTTCAATCTGCTGTTATAAAACGCAGCTGAAAAATCTAGCGTCAGTTGGCGACACACAATAGTGTAATCAACTGGGCAAATATTAAACAGTCTTGTCTTACCCAACAGAATCTTCTCCAGGGGTCTCCTTTCATCTTTCAAACAATCTGTCCAGATTGTTTGGGGGATCTCTCCGCTCTCGAAGGCCGCCATCCGGTTAAAGACAGCTTCCTCCAGAGCCTTGTGTGAAATCGTTCTATTCACACCATCATCCTGATAATCAAACATCCAGCTCTTGTTCTTCACTCCCGCTGGACGATGCAATAACCAAGGATATCCTTCACTACTATCCATATTCATGCGATCGTAGTACTCGATGGGCAGGCCATTGATGGCTTCGTCGAC